CTTTCTTACTATCTTCGTAATGCTAGAGCATCTAGGAAATTAGCTGCGACTAGTCCTACAGGAGTAGCACTAGCTGCTGCAGTCCAGCATACTACTGGTATATCTGTATTAGGAAATGTAAATAGTTCTTGGTTAGCAGGTAGATTTACTCCAAATCTACTTCAAACAGATGATCTATTTGATGAAGCTAACAATGTTACTCTATTTGATATAGTAAAGAATGAAGGTAGAGATTTATTTAATTGATGATTTAGCCCACAGAAATACTCCGTAACCTAGTATCCCAACTAATACAATCGGTAATAGTACAATAGATCCTACCAGTACGAACAAAGATAGCCCAATAATTACACTTGCAAGTAATATGCTTTTTGCATTTACCCAGGATGATTCAGGTACTTGATTATTAAGTTCGTTAACCTGACGGTGTCGCTCGTTATGTTCTTTTATTTCTTTAACTAACTTTATAGTCTTTAGATAAGCTTCTCTATCAAATTGTTTAGTCATTGGATTTAGTGAATAAAGAAGGGTTAATCATAGGTAAATCACCAGTTTTAGGAATTTTGGCCTCGTCAGATGCCACTGAGTCCATTATCTTTTCTTCTTTGACCTCTACCCCCTCGGTATTTTGAGCTTCTTCGGCAAGTTCTTTATTAGCTGCGGCCATACCTTCAGAAGCTATTTTATCTATCCGTGCTTTCTTAATAGCTTCTTCTTTAGCTTCATTTTCAGCCGAATCATCCATATGAAGTTTAGCTTTGACTTCTCCCTTTTCCTCAGGAGTAAGTCTACGTTCAAGTATTTTCTCCTGCTTGTGTAACGCCATCTCTTCTGAATTACGGCGTGTTTTACCTTCAGGTGGAAATTCGTATTCATATTTAGATTCCTCAGTTTGAAATATTGCAGGTTTAGTATTTTCTCTGTATTCCTTTACAACCTTACCAATATTAAGCTGCTCTCTAATTAAATTACGTATTTCTTCACGTACGAGATCTTCTATATCTATGTTCATTGTTCCTCCATATGTTTTAACCCGTAATGAGCAATCATTAATGCGTCAGCTCTACCATCTAGTAGACCACCTTTCTTACCATGTAGCTCAGCATTAGAATACAATCCTTGAGCAATCTTAGCTACTTCTTGTTTAATAGCTTTACCTTTAACAGTCACACCTATATATTTTTGCCATATTTTAGGAGTAACTTGTTGAATAAGTCCATCGGAAGTCCCCAGCTTGGCTATTGCAAGTGCTATGCCAAAATTTCTACCAAATGAAAAATTAGATTTAGCAGACATTCCATATAATGAATGTACATTTTCTAACCAAACAGTATTTATTTTTTTATCACGTAACCATTTAGTAGTTTCATAAATACTAAATTTTTTGAGATCCAACAGAGCAACGCTGTCTGGATTCTCTGAATCCAGAACAGCGATTGCTCCATTAGCCCCCGGATCAATGCCTGCGATAAACATTAAGCCGTTGGAGTTTTCTTGTCAAACAAAGAGCCTTGAGCAGGAGGAGTATCTCCCATTATGCTTGCAGCAGAGTCTTGCGCTTTAGAACCCTTAGTACTTTTATCTATAACTATACCGGTATTCTTAGTAGCCCATTTATCCATTGCAGCAGCATCTTTGTTCTTTGTAATTTCCTCAGCAGTTTTACCAGTATCTATATTACCGAAGAATTGACATTGATTAACAGGTTTAGTGTCGCCAGAGGCAACCCAGTCTCCCTTGGAGTTCTGAGTTCGTTTATCCTCAATTACTTGACGAACAGCAACTTTAACTTTCTGATTAATCAAATCTGGGATTACTGGATGTTCAGTAGGCATTTCTTTTCCTTCTTTGAAATTCCAGACCTTGATTACTTTCTTTTCTAACTTATCCATATTAGTATCTAGATCTTTTCCAGTTACAGCTAAACATAAAGATTTAGCAGTTTGATACCCAGGTAAAGGCTGTTTCTTACCATCTTTACTTATATAGTAAGTTTTATTGCCTTTTTCGTCACCAGATTTAATACACCATTTGTCTCTAATACGTCCAAACTTTTCACCAGCTTTTTCAAGCTCTACGTGTAAAAAGTAAGCACCGCCGGCTGTTTGATTTAAATAGGCTAGTTTAATAATGGTCTCATATACTCCAGATTCCCATAAAAAATTTCCCCCACCAGCTCCTTCAATAGAAGGTTCTACTATATCGTCTGGAAGTTTCCATTCACTCATAAATGTTTCCTTTCATTTAAAAATTAATTAGCTAAAACTATTCATTAGTATTAGCTTGGTCATTTCGCTGTTCTAGATATTGATCTAGAATTTTCATAAGTTGTTTAACAGTGCATCCTGGTTTTCTTTTAAGGGTTTCTTCTGTAATTTCTTGCACTACTCCGATACCCATTTTAGTGGCATGATGTACCATCTCATCAATTAATCTGTATCGTTCGGGAACTATCTTACGTTTGGGCATCTGATCTTGATCATCCCGTTCGTTATCTATAATTTCATCGTTACCTGGGTGACTCATAGATCTCCTTATTTGTAATACTCATGAAGTCGATTAATTACATGTTGTAGATTATTATCAATATATGTTTCTGTTGATTTCCACATATCCATAGGAGCTCGTATACGTTCATGGATAGTGTCTTTAGTTATTCTAGTTTGAAATACATACTTAAATCCTAACTCTTTTTCTTCAGGCATAACAGTATAGAATTTAGATTTAGCATTCTTATCGTTTAGTTTCTCTAAAGACAGTTTCTTAGTAGAGATAACAGTACTAAAGAAGCTTTCTATGCCTACATTATTTAAAGCGCCTTTAACTTTAACTATAGTTTCGTTAATCATTTCAGATTCATTTAAAACATCTGTAGTATGAGCTAGAAAGATTACGTTTTTAGTAGACTTAGCAACTACCTGTGACATTAATCGTCTCATGTACTGACCATATTCCTGCCAAGCTGATCTGGAATCAGTAGCAGTTAGAACTTTAGTACTTTCAAACATATCCATTAAATATGTAAGACTATCTATAACTATAGTATGTACATCTTTCATTTCAGGTTTTTCTGCTTCAGCAAATGCTTGGTATACTTGAGTAGTATCTGTAACTATTAATTCTTTAAATTTTGTTTTAAACGGTAACTTCTTACCATTCTCACAATTTAAATATATAACTCCTTCAGGGTTATCTAGAGCTCTTAAACTAGCGCTCTTACCTGAGGCAGATTTACCTGATACTAATACTAGATGATTGTTAATCATATGATATCTCCTCCTCGTTTAGTTAGTTCTTTACTAATAGATTTAACAGTACTATTTCTGAATTGATCTTCAGGTAATGGAATTTCTAGTTTATTGTTAAAATTTTCTAATTTTTCCACGATTTCTCCTAAAACTAAACCAGCATCTACTAATACCATCCCATATCTGTAAAGATGATTAGCTCGATTACCTGTTGTAGTATGGTTTATAAACCAGCGCTCAATATTACCAACGCCAGTAGCTGTAAGCTTAGCTTTGATGTCATCGGATTTCTTAGTTTCTGGTATAAATAGTGTTGCATCTAATACGCTTCCCTGGTTGTATTCATATTTACCGGGGTGTGAAGCCCACTTTCTAGAGATATCCTTAGCTGCTTCATCTACAGGAAATGGTAACCAATCAAATACATTACGCATGAATCTAGAATAGTCATAAGTACTTAATTTAAGTCTATGTGATAAAGGCAATATTAATCTGAATCGATTTACTTCTTTAGTATGTCTTTTAGTAGTAGACATTAAAAAAGTATAGTCTTCTAGTAACACTTTAACTGTGCTCATTTTAACGTCACCATCGCAATCTAGTATAAGTAAATCAAATCCAGGGATAATATTTTCACTTTTACGGTGGCCATTTACAAATGAATGAGCAGTATAGTGATAACCATTAGCTGCAGTAAGTATATGTAATTGATCAAAAGGTGGGTTATCAGTTTGATAATCGTAAGCTATATCTTTACTAATGGCTACAGTTAGATTATTTAAATCTGTTTCAATTAAAGTTTCACCTTTAAAGAATTCTATATTGTCTATTTCTCGTTTTTTAATAATTATATTATTACGATAGCCAAAAGACATAGCTAAGCTCATTAATTCTGCTCGTTGAACTTCACTTCCTTTATAGAATTGTAATTCTTCCATTAGCTCATGTTGAGTTACTTCCGTATCCATGTCAGCTAAATAATGAGCTAAACGTTCATAAGAACCTTGTTTTCTCATAAGTTTATGAAAAGCTTCTCCTGAATCTTCAACTACACTAATTGCGTAATCTAGATGCTCCATAGTAATTTCTGTTTCATTGTCTACAAAAGCATAGGCGCCTGCTAATTTTAATGCTTTATAATGACGATGATTTAATTCATTTTTTTGAATAGTCATATGATCTTTCATATCATCTGCTGCTTTTTCAGATCTCATTTGATATTCAAGTAAATGAATATGATTTTCTCTTGACATTTGAAGAATTGAATTAACTGGTCTCTTTGCAAAGCTTGCGAATGTTTCTTGGATATCCTCCATTTCCTTAGCTATATCTGGATCAGTCATTTGTTGATAACGTTCCTCTGCTGATGCATATTTAGTTCTATGAGTCTCTGTCGTATACCCAAATAACAATCTACGAGCATATCCTATGTCCAACCATTCTTTAAATTCTTCTTCTATCTTTCCACCATCTAATAACTTAGTTGGTGTACCAAACATCATTAAATTAGTGGGAGTACTACCAGGTAGTTCTTCTGATCGAATACTATCTTGAGTATTCTTAATAAGTTTCTGCTTAATTAAGCCTACATCGTATAATTCTAGAAATGCATTAAGTACGTCTGTATTCGCAGATAGGTTAGAACCTACTTCATCTAGTTCTAAATTCATAGAACCTGCTGCAGCTAATAGAAGTTTCTCTCGCATTTGTTTAACTGCAGGAGCTGTGCCACTGTCAAAGCTAAAAGCTAATTCTCCTAATTTATCGAAAGTTTTTTGAAGTTCTTCTAATTGGTAGTCACATTCTTCTGGAAGAGTTCTTTGAGTTTGGCCAATATTAACTCGCCAAGAAGCTTTCTCTTGAGCTAAAAATTGTAAATTTTTCTCTGCTTCTTTAGGAAATACATTATTAAGAAAGTCTTTTCTAAAAAAAGCTACGAATTCTCTTTCTAGTATATTAGTAGAATGGCCTTTACCTGTACCTGATACCATCAAATTAAGTACATAAGTATTAACTGGAATTATGTCTCTATCATTTGTTTGAATTCTGCATCGCATCATTGAAGCAATTTTAGATAAATAATAACAGGTTAAAATTCGAAAGAAGTGTCGGTTATCGCTGTTAACTTTCTTAGTTAAAATATCGACTATTCTTTCTGAAAATGGATGGTATTTTTTCATATATTATTACCTTTCTTTTCTTTAATACACTGATGTGCAATTGTGAGATAATTTCTTCCATCTTTATAATTGTCTTCAATTCTTGGATTCCATACAGATCTTACAACTTTTAATAAATTCATCTTTAGAGCATACAAATGTGCAGGATTTATATTGCCTGATTCTTTAGCATATTTATTAAGTGTTTCACACATAGTTGCCCACGTTTCAAAACAACGCTTAGCAGGACCATATTTATTAGCTCTATCTTTTATGATTTCTTCATCTGTCATTTCGTTATCTTTCATATTATCTCCCTAGGAGCTCTTGTATCTGCTTGCAATCCATAGACCAGCATAAAATATGGACATAGCAGTAATACAATAAAGTGTGAATACTCCAAACATTGAGTACCAATCCCAGTCTGGGATGTTAGCGACATAGTATGTAGTTTCATGAGGTCCTTGTTTTATGCGTAGTATAATAGTTAATTTATCGTCTTTAATTATTTCCACCAGAAGGCTCCTCTTTTATATCTTCAATAAAATCTAAAGCTACTTCAATTAAAATTAAGTCGTCTTTACTATCTATAGAATCATTTACTACTTGCTCTAATACATGACGTATGTACTCTATCTTTTTATGTT